CGTGCGTGAGTTAGTTAAGGGGGACTATGCGTTAGAGGTTGAGGGAAACTACACTCAAAACATACATGGAGAGCATGAGGTTAAGATTGGAAAGAACCGAGCAGAACAAATATTAGGTAACTATGCGTTTAACATTGATAGAGCAATCAAGGCTCGTGTAGGAGAAGATGTTGATTATATAATCAAGGGAAATGAAACGAGAACTATTGGTGGTCTTTATGATTTAGTTGTAACTAAAAAAGTTTCAATAGGTTCTCTTACTAGTGATATTTTTGCATTTGCAGAAACAGATTTTCTAATCAGTGCATCATCTGGCATTGTTTCATTCAAAGCTGGAGATAAGCTTGACATGAGATCTGCAAAAGCAATGAATATCAAGACAGAAGCAGATGGATTAAATATAACATCAACTGGTGCAGTTACAGAAACATTTAGTAGTACACTGACGACAACAGTTACTGCTGCGGTATCAGAAACTTTCAGTGCGGGTCAGACAACTAACATAACAGGAACACTAAATTTAGATGCATCTACTGAAGTCGATATTGATGCACCTACAATCAACTTGAACTAACATGGACAGAACTAAATACATCATTGTTTTTAAAGATGTTACGGTCTGGAATCCAGAGAGTAGAGAGTTGAGTAATTTGTATAAAGCATATCTCCCTGCTGAACATTTGATGAGTGCAGAACTGATGGCAAAGATGGTCAAGGGTACAGTCGTTGGTATGATTGATAATGATGGTAGTGAGTATTATTTTGAGAACGATATGGAAACTGCGGTGAGGGAAAACGTCCACCCATTAAATTCGACAATACCCAATTATGATATACAGTCGCGAAGGAAAAAGAACTAATGCCTGGCACAACGAGACATGGAGATACAGCAGGAGGTGCGATTATATCATCACAGTCTACTGTAAAGGCAAATAGTAAAAACATAATCGTGCATGGTGATTCTGTTACATCGCATGGGGATTCTCCACATAATGCGGCTACAATGATTGCTGGTTCTGATAATGTATTCATTGGTGGTATTGCAGTTGTCAATGTTGGAGATGCAGCCACTTGTGGTCATACATCTAATGGTTCATCGAACGTAAACGTAGGAGATTAATATGGCGGACTTTACAACTGCAAACTTGCCTGGCGCAAACGCAGCTTTCAATACAGCTAGAGATAAGTTTAGCACAATAAAAGACACGTTGAAGTCCAACATGGAAGTAGACGCATCAGCTTTAACATCCACATTATCCGCTGACTTATTGGATTTTGGTGACAAGTTAAAAACAATGATTCCTGAGTTACCCGACTTACCTGATATTAATTTACAAGCGGAACTTACCTCACTACAATCATTGGCTAGTTCAAGTCGTACCACTGCTCTCGCATCACTTAAATCAAAATTTGGAAGTGGATTATCTGCACAGGGAATTGAATTAGATGACCTTGTTTCTAAGGCAACCGATGCTTTTGAAGCTGGGAAAAAAATATCTGCTGAGATTCCTAACTTCACCATACCCGCTGCAGGCGGTGATGTTGTTGAAAAGGCAAAAGAAGTTTTACAGGCTGATGATGATGATATTGAAGAAATACTCAGTGATGAGGTTAATCAAGAGACTATAGAGGCACTCAAGAAAAGTCTAGAAGAAATTCATGAGATACAACAAGAAGCATTGATTGCGAAGTTGAAAGAAGCAGCTCTTGAACCTATTGGTTATATAAAGAAAGATACGAATACATTTCTTAGTGATGATGTATAAATAATATGATAATAAATGGGAGTTCCCTATAAATGGCTGTCTATGACGCACAATCGCAAAATACTTCTAGTCGTAATACAAGACGGTATATAGACTTAGATTTATTTTTTCAGAGAATGGAACCTAGTAACGATGTTAATAGAATAACAGACGTACAGGCAGTCAAAAGGTCAATTCGTAATCTTGTTCTATTGAATCCTTATGAAAAACCCTTTCATCCAGAAATATCAAGTGGTGTTAGGGGAATGCTATTTGAATTGATGACACCGTTTGTTGCTGCACAGTTAACAAAGAAGATCGAAGATGTTATCAATAACTTTGAACCAAGAGCACGATTGGTAAGTGTTCGTTCTATACCTGATTATGACCGCAATGCGTATGAGGTGTCAGTAGAATTTTATGTTGTGAATACCCCCACAGAATTAGTTGATTTAACAGTTATGCTGGAGAGATTACGATAATGCCTACAAACCCCTCAAGACTTAGAGTAACAGAATTAGACTTTGATGAAATAAAAGATAACCTAAAAACCTTTCTTAAAGCACAATCCCAATTTAGAGATTATGACTTTGAAGGTTCGGGTATGAGTGTCCTATTAGACACCCTTGCATACAACACTCATTATCTTGGTTATAATGCAAATATGCTTGCAAATGAAATGTTCCTTGATAGCGCCTCTTTACGATCCAGTGCGGTATCACACGCAAAGATGTTAGGGTATGAAGTTTCTTCTCCAAGAGCTGCAAGGGCAGTCATCACTGTTATTTTAAATACCACAGATGCAAATAAGACAATGCCTGCTGGAACTGTCTTTACAACAAAGATAGATGATGTTGACTATCAATTCGTCACGGTAGAAAATATAACTGCATCTAATATTGGTAACTCAATTCCGTTTACCGAAGTTGACATTTATGAAGGAACGTATGTAACCACAAAGTATGTAGCAGATTCCTCTAACATAGATCAAAGATTTTTATTGGTTGACCCTAGATCAGATACTACTACACTAACAGTCAAGGTTCAAAATTCTTCATCGGATACAACGACAACGACATTCACAAAAGCAACTGACATAACTCAACTAGCAACAACGAGTGATGTGTATTTTCTACAAGAGGTAGAGTCTGGTAGATTTGAAGTATATTTTGGTGACAGTGTTGTGAGTAAAGCTTTATCTGATAATAACATTGTGGTTCTACAATACGTTGTTACCAACAAGAGTGCAGCCAATGGTGCAAATTCTTTTACCTCACCTTCAGCAATTGATGGAGTAACAAATGTAGGAGTGATTGTAAATGTAACTGCAAGTGGTGGTGCAGAGGGTGAATCAATTTCATCTATTAAGTTAAATGCGCCTCTTGATTATGCCACACAGGGTCGAGCAGTAACGGCTAATGATTATAAAGTATATGTTAAAAAATTATTTGCAAATACACAAGCAGTTTCCGTTTGGGGCGGCGAAGACGGTAGTTTTGATTTGGCAACAGGACTTACAAGTTCCACACCAGAATACGGAAAAATTTTCATATCAGTTAAAACAACTACTGGTGAAAATATGACTACTGCTCAAAAATTTCAACTTGAAAAAGATTTAAAACCCTATAAGGTTGCATCCATAACTCCAGTAGTTGTAGATCCGACTACAACTTATTTAATTCTTAACACAGTTTTTCAATATGATTCTAGTGCAACGACCAATTCAAAAGAAGCTTTAGAGTCATTAGTTTCTACTACACTATCCAATTTTAATACTTCAAATTTGAAAAGTTTTAATTCTGTTTTTCGTCACTCAAAATTAACAAGTCTTATAGATGATAGCGATAATTCAATATTGAGTAACGTGACAACCGTAACGATGGCCCAATATATAACGCCTACTACTACTGCCGTCACAGGATACACGATAGACTTTAGTAATGCACTTGACCATCAATACGATGCACAAAACAATGTTGTTGAGTCTACAGGGTTTAATATTAGTGGACAAGTAGAAGAATACTTTTTTAGCGATCTGACAGAAAGTGGTTGGGATGCTAAAGGAACGCTAAGAATTTATTTTATGAAATCTGGTGTAAAAACTATTTACTCTAATGATGCGGGGACGATAAATTATGAAACGGGATTAATTACCATAGCCCCTATTCATATTTCAGCTGTATCAGATGTTGATGGCGCAGCATCAACACAGATTCGCATAGTTGCTCAACCAGATTCTAATGATATTGTTCCAGTGCGTAATCAGGTATTGGAGATAGATGAAGTAAACGGCACAGTGTTGGGCAGAGTGGATTCTGCGGCAACGAGTGGTGTAGGTTACACAACAACGACAGTTGGTGGAGTAACTACTACAACAGTATCAACAACTTCATCGGATACAACTTCATCGGCTTATTAATAAATGTCTCACGAAAAAAAATCTAATTTTCTGACGAAGATTTCTCCACTTATAGAAGGGCAGGTGCCTGACTTTGTTCAAGAAGACCATCCTCTATTTGTAGATTTTTTAAAGGACTATTATCAGTTTTTGGAAGCTGGTAAACTTGAAGTAAATGTTACTACCGATTATATTCGACTAGAGACAACCACATCAGAGCATGTCTCATTAGAAGGATGGGATGGAGAGAAATTAGTAGACGAATCGTTCACTGGTAAGTTCACGAATGGAGAAACCATTACAGGCGCAACGTCAGGCGCAACTGCAACGATTCTCGTAGAGGACTCTCGTAACTCAGTTCTGTATGTCAGTTCACAACAAAAATTTATCACTGATGAATCAATCACTGGTGGAACTTCTGGTTCGTCAGCAACGATATCAAAGTATCGTGCCAATCCAGTTCAGAACATTCAGCAATTATTAGACTACGCAGATGTAGATAATACCATTTACGACTTTCTTGACCAGCTGCGTAATTCGTTTATGGAATCCATACCATCTACTCTTGCAACCAATACATCAAAACGAAATCTTCTAAAAAATATTAAAGATCTTTATTCTGCAAAAGGAACGTCTGAGGGGCATAAACTTTTTATGCGTTTACTTCTTGGAGAAGATGCAAACGTAATATATCCAACAGAATATATGATGAGGCCCTCT